CGTCCTTGACCCCCGTGTCGAGCAGTGGACCGAATACGCGCACCGGTTTCTTCGCGTTCGCCTCGTCCCACGCGCGCGAGAGTTCCTCTATCCAACCTTTGCGAAGAGGAGCTCCGTCCGCTTCCAGGAGCGCCACAGCCTTGTAAGGAGGGATTCTTTTGGCTGCACCGTAATCGTGAACGTAGTCGAGGGTCCCGAAGACGATATCGTTGCAGCCGGCAGGCCAACCCACGCCGCGCCGTCCGCGACAAATGTTCGTGTGGACTTTGAATTTTCGAGAGACATATTGAATCGTTTCGAGGTCGTGCGTGCAGTCGAAGCGCGCGGAAAAAAGAACGTCGGCGGATTCGCACATGCCCGGCTCGAGGTCCGCGATGAGGCGGGCGAGCTGGCACATCTGCGCCTTGTCGCGCTCCCAGAAAAGGAATGCCAGCAGAATTTTACTTGGTGGGTTCTCCATAACAATAGCTTCCGATGTGGCCGGCCCAACAGCCCATGTCGACGTGCGGCTGATGCCCGGCCTGGGTCGCGCGCACACAAAATTGAACGTCCTCTCCCATCCCCAAACTTGAGTGCCGACGTGACATCGCGAGCGCGGCCTTGATGGTCGCCATCCCGACAACGGGGTCCTGCGTCACCGCTTTTTCCGCGGCGATGCGGAGGTCGTGCTCGGAGCTGGTGAACCACTGGCCGCCTTTACCGTCGGCCCCGCGCGAGAGGTGTGGGAATTTCTTCTCGATGTCCTCGAAGACCGAGCGATGAATCAGCATGCAGCCGGTCCCGACCCAGCGTGTCGGCTTGCACACGTTGTGCGGACCAGACTTCGCGTATTTCAATTCCTGCGGGTCCGAACCTTCGCCATACACGCCTTTGCCGTGCTTCCAACGACCGAAGTATAGTGCGCCAACCAAAGTTTTGCCATGAGATAAAAGCCGGTCAATGACATTGAGTCCGGCATAAGGCTCAGGCAAATTGAAACCAGTGAACGAATTAAAAAGCGGGGCATTGCCGAAGGGGACGACCATGTCGTCGTCGATTGTTAACATCCATTCCATCTTCGTGCGAAGAAAGCCATCCGCGAGTTTGTTGCGCGAGTGAACGATGAATGCGTCGCCGAAGTCCAGCATCGCCGCCGTCTTGGTCCGGTCGATGAGGGACATCACCGAAAAAGCCATCCGTGGCTCCATCGTTTTGTAACTCGGTAAACAAATGCAGACCTGCCGGCTCATTGCTTGGCTTCCACTTCAGCGCGCAGGCGGTCGAGCGCATCCGCGGGTTTCTCGTTGATGGTCTGGCCCACGGCGTTCGGCGCGTTGGTCGTGGCGGTCGTGTCGCGCAGCCGATTGGTCGAGCCCCTCTTCACCTTCTCGAGCAGCCCCTTGGCGGCGGCCAGCTCGGCGGTCAGCTTTTCCACTTCGGACTTGTGCGAGGCGAGCGAGGACGAGTAGTCCACCCGCAGCTTCATCAGCTGCGCCAGCCCGACCGCGAGGAACGCCCGCATCTCCGGGCTGTCGTCTTCCATCGCTTCCTTCACCGCTTCCTTGGTATCGGTGAGCAGCTTGTTGTGCTCCACGATGGACGCCTTCTCGGCATCGGTGGATTTGTCCGTGGGTTTCTTTTCCACGAACCAATCCAGCTTGGGAATCATGGTGTCCAAAGTCTTCGAGGCGTGGTCGCGGAATTCTTTCTTGGAGATTTCCGTGGACTGCGCCCGCTTCTGCAAAAACTCTTCCGAGTTTTTCTTCGCCGCCGTGATGGCCGCCGCTTTCTTCTCCTTCAGGTCCTCGAGCTGCGTGAGCTTGACCTCGATGAAGCGCCGGGCCTGGGACGGAATTTTTTCCAGGATGGGGTCCCACTGCACCTTGAAGATGCCGCCCATCGCCTTGATTTTGTCGACGGTCGCCTGGGCCACGCCCACGCCCAAAAGTTTTCCGTAGATGGAATCGGCCTGCGCGGTGGATTCCACGTCATACTTCTGAAACTCCGGGTCGGCTTCCACGTCCAGCTTGCGCCGAAACTCGCGGAGCTCTTTCAACTCCTCCTCGACCTTCGGGTCAAGCCGTCCGGATTTCTCCGACAGCTCCTTGTATTTTTTGTCCAGCTCGTCGCGCTCGGTCTGCAGCGCGGCCAACTTTTCCTTGGCGAGCCGCTTGACGTTCTCGAACGCCTCAGACGCTTTGGGCGAAAGTTTCGCCGGAGCGGGGGCGTCGAAGGGGTCGGGCGCCGCCGGGGCACCGGTCGCGCCGGTCGCGCCAGAAACCACAGGCTCGTCGGTCGGAGCCGGGGCGGCAGGAGCGCCCGTCGCACCAGACGCAGGCAAAAATTTTCCGTCCACGCCGCGCTCGGGTCCCTTCGGTGGCGCCGGCTCGTTTTCGTCCTGCTGTTGTTTCAGCAAGTCGTCAAGCGCGCTGGACGTCTCCGCGGAAATGGATGGCATGTTTGCGCTCTGGTCTGCGCCAGGAGCGTTGGGGTTCGGATTGGGCATAGGTTAGGTTGTAGGTTTGTCCTCGTCGGGAGGTAATTGTAGTTCCGCCGGCCACAGCTCGTTTTTGTCGAGGTCCTGATAACGTTCCTCGGGTTCCGGTTGCGGCGGCTGAAAAGTCTGGAGGTCGAGCAACGCCTGGACGGCGCGCTGGTAGCCCTCGCGCAAAAGCGTGGACACCATCAGCGTGTGCGGCGTCGCATCGTTGAACGGCGGCAGCTGGTAGAGTGTGGCGGCGAGTGCCGACGCGCCGGTAGGCGTGGCGATGAAGTCTTTGAGTAGCTTCGCGTTTAGGGAATCCCAAACAACGGGTTCGTTTGTGTTCATGGTCTGTAGGTTGACCTTTTTAGGCGATGGGTGCTGGGGCGGCTTCGGGCGGTAGTTGTTCGGGCGGCGCTTCGGGTGCCAGGGCTGGTTCCGCCCCGGGGATAGGGTTGCCTTGCTCGTCGAGCGGACCCGGAGGTGCGCCCGCTTGGAGTTCGGCATGACGTTGTGTGGCCGCGGCGTGCTGTTCGGCCAGTTCGGCGAGCTTCGGCATTTGCGCGGTGAGCTTGGCGATGATGTCGGAGTAAGGCGCCATCTCGTCCTTGGACACCCCGACCTGCAGGCCGGCTTGCTCGTGCATCTTCGCGTGCTTGAGGACAGCCTGAAGCGTCGCGATAGCGTGCGGGTCTTCCACCAAGTGCTGCGCGGTGGATTCCAGCGCCGGCATCAAAACATCCAAGTGGATGATGTGATTGTCGCGCGCGGAGACGGGGACGTCCGCACCTTGCGGGATGATGATAGACGCGAGCTCCAGCATTTGCTGGCGGGACTGCTCTGCGCCTTCGTTCGGGTCCGGGTCGGGCAAAAGAACCGCGTCGGCGAATTCCTCGCTGATAAGCGCGGAGAGTTTGCGACGTTCGATTTCCTTGGCGTTGTAAAGTGGGTTGCCGCGAGCCTCCTGGGCGATGATGACAATCTGCTGGCGCTCCATCTCGGTGTAATCCTGCACCGTTTCAGCCGAGGGCGTTTTTGCGAGCTGGTCCAGCTCCTCCCGCGACATAATTTTCAGGAGACGCTCCTGCATCGCCTTCGCATCGTCCTCGGAAGTGTTCGGGTCGCACATGCGTTTCTGCATGGCGGTGACCGCGGAGGAAAATTGTGTGAGGAACCGCGAAATGATGTTGTCTTTCGTCTCCTCCTCGCGCGAGGCGAGAAAATCGACGGCGGCTTTGGTGACCCGCTCGCCCTCGAGCGCTTTCGGCGTCGTAGCGCCGGCCATTTGGTCCAAAAGGTTCGTCAGGAACTGGTCGAGCTGCACGAAGGGCTCCACCGCGGCGTCAAGCTTGCGCTCGAGCACGCTATAGCCCTGCGCGATGAGGATTGCGTTGCCAACGACGGACATTCGGAAGCGCTTGAGCACTTTTTCGTCCGCCTGGATGATAATTTTGCCCGAGAGGTTCAGCCGGTCCACCACTTCGTTGCGAGAGCGGTCGATAATGCCGGCGATGGAGTAAAGTTCGCGTCCGATTCCCTTCGAGCCGTGCAAAGTTCCGTTGCCCTGCTGGAAAGTGAAGAACGCAACGGCGTCGGCCATGCTTTCGTATTGGTCTTCGCTCGTGAACAGCTCCGTGAAGGTCTTTTCCTCGAAAATGTAGTGCGACACCTTGCCGTCAATCTCTGTCGCGAGCAAATGCCAGACGACAACTACGCGCGCGCCGGATTCGTGGCTCAGCCCGAGGTTCGATTCGCGAATCAAGTCCTCGTAGACACGTTCCCACGCGGAATACTGCGAGCGTCGGTCCTGCGGCATCGACGCATTGATGGTGTTGACCGTGTTTTCGAGATTCCAGCCGCGAGTTTTCGCAGCTTCTTTGTCGCTGATGAGGTCGAACAGCTCGTGGAGCAGAAAAACTTCCTTCAGCCCGACCACCTGCGCTTTTCCGGGGATTGGTTTCGTGCCCGTCGGGGCACACATGAAGTCTTGACGGAAAAATTTCGGGAACCAGCTGAATTCGTCGAGCCACGCGACCGCCGCGAAGCCGAAAAGTGCGTTCTCCTGCGCCAAATCACCGAGAAAATCTCGCCAGCCGGCGCGGTTGCGCGCGAGGGACGTGATTTCGCGACGGAACGCTTCGGTTTTCGCCGCGGCGCCTTCGATATCTTCGGGCAGCGCGCTGTTGGTTATATACTTGACTCCTTCCACTGCTTGAACGAAGCGCGGCGCGACTTTTTCAACGAGCATCGCGAGCACCTTGGTGCTGAAATTTGCTTTCCAACCGAGCCCTTCGTTCTCCAGCGCGTCCGTGCGATGAGGTTTCTCCGAGTTGACCTTAGCTTGGATGCGCGCGTTCTTGATGTTGCGCTCGCGCGAGGCGGCAAGCAGCGTCATCACAATGTTGCGCGCTTGAATCGCGTCGCGGATAGCCCGGTTGCGCGGCTTCAGGCTCTTGCTCAGGTCGGGCGGCGATACGGCGCCCTTGAAATCTCCCTGGGGTTCGTTGAGGTAACTGGGTTCAGCTTGGGATGGTGAAAGGGGCATATCTGGTGTTACGGGAGGCAGTGCGAACCCGATGGCAGTTCGCGCAAACAAGGTCGCATTTTGCGATTTCGTCCACGACTTCTTCCAGGGGGCGATTCAAACCTGTCGCGATGTTGAACCCTTTCACACCGCGGGCGTGGTCCCACTCCATAGCCGCTAGGGAGAACATCCCCCCGCAGTCGTAGCAGGGGCGCCCCATCTTAAGCAAATTCATTTTTCGCTTTCGGGCAATATACATCCGCTCTGCCTTATTAAATTCCATCTCTCCTTTAAGTGCAGCTTTTCAGACAGATGTCAAGGGCCACTTATGCAACGGACAAGCCTCGGTCGAAAGCTTCGCTTTCACTCGAACAAAGCACCCACACTCGGCGCATTGCCCAGTTTTCGGCAAAAAGCTCGGGCAACGGTGGCAGGCATCCAACCGCTGGGCCGTGATTTTTTCGCCCACAAACACTGTCGAGCCGGCCGCAACCGCGTTGACCACTCTTTTCAGGGCTTTCGCGGCGTTTTTCGCTTTTTTCCGCATGATGTGCATCCTCGGGATGGCTGGGGGATAACCCGCTTTAACTTCTTCTCGTAGTTAGACTTACAGTAGCCGGGGAAGTTCTGGCAGAGCTGAGTATTCACCTCCGCAGCCGGGTCGCCGACGGGCAAGTGGTTGATGACCCGATAGTTCAACACGCGCCCAACAAGCTGGGCCATGCTAACACCTCTATGCTTAACCCCTTGAGCATCAATGAATTGCCAACCGCCGGGAGGAAATAGTGCAGTGTTGAATTTCACGCTCATAATTCGAGGTCGTCCGAGTTGGTGTCCAGGTCGTAGAACCGGTTCATCCGGTCGCAGCCGATGTCTTTTTCCTGGGGGTCCCACTCGGACTGCGTTTCGATGGGTTCCACGTTCGTGTCGCCGGCCATGCTCGGGGTGAACCCGAACCCCCGGCGGGCTGCGTGCAGCAAAAGCGTGAAAGCGTCCGCGGAGTCCGGGGACTTGCCGCCGTGGCGCGACTTGTATTCCTTCTTCGATTCGACGTGGGACTTTTTCCCAATCATCCGGAACAACCGGTCGGTGAGCTCGGGAAAAAGCTCGCTGGTGTCCATGCTGAACGCAAGAAACATGTATTTGAATTCGAGCCAGCGGCGCAGCGCGAACCACAACTCGGAGTTGACGCGGTCGTAAAGCTCCTTGGCCGAGTCTTCGTCCTCGAGGAACACCCGCTGCTCGGACGCGCCCTCGTAAAAGTTCACCCCGATGATGCCGGGGGACCAGCGCGAGCGCAGGTAATCATACACGCCCTGGCCGTTGCCGGTCCGGTCCAGCGCGAGGTGCTCCGGCTTGATTTTCAGCGCGCGACAGAGCCGAACGATTTCGTCGCCGACCGCGAACGTGTCGCCGTTGGCCATGGGGAAAATTTTCTCGCCGAGCAGGAGTTGCTTGGGGGCCTTGTGCCCGTTGCGGTCCGTGAACCAAATCGTTTCGCCTTCGGGGTGCAGCAGGCTTGGGCCGAGCTTTACGCCGCTCGCGCGTCCGAACTTACCCACACAGAAGCGGCACGCGTCGCCGCCTTCCAGGGCCAAGTCTGCGCCGGCGCAGGGCTCTGGGGTATCATACCAAATCACATCGCACTTCAGGTTGACCGTCAAACCCTGCGGGATGACCGCCAGCGCCACACCGATAGGTGGGAAGCACGCGCGCACCATTGTCCAGTAGCCGGGCGAGTCCAAGCCGCCGGCGTTGGCGATAATTTGTTGCATGCCCTCGTAGGTCTGCATGCCGGGGAATATCTCCCGCTTCTCAACAATATTTTCCGACCGCATGGCGTCCAGCCGCGTAATCCACCAACCGCGGGTCGACATCCATTCGTAGTGCACATCCGGGTCGAAGCTCGCCCATCCAAAGGGCGGCTCGGTGCGGACGCCCACGTCGTTGTTCCGGTCGTCGGGGTTGAATGCCCCGTAAACCTTGAGCCCGCCGCGTTTGCTGGCGTTTGAGAGCAGGTTGTCGATGTCGTGCCATAATCCCTTTGGGAGGTTTGAAATTTCGTCGACGAAAACGAACAGCCGGGACGTCTCGCCGAATTCCGGATGCGGAACCTTGCGGCGAAATCGTGCGACACCCTGCAATCGGCCCGCGGCTTTCTTGCCCTGCGGAATCACCACACCCGAAATCGAGCCGCGCTTTTTGCGCATGTCCAGCCCGATGAATAATTTTGCTACCTCTCCTGGCAAAGGTATTGCAGCCTCCCGATGCAAGGTAACGAGGTGTGAAAAAAGGTTGGCCTCGAGATGGTCCTCGGACGGGCCAAGAACGCGCACCGAAGTATATTCGGGGTCGCGGAGCCATTCCAGAAAAAACCGAATGGCCATGCTAAAAGATTTTGATTGCTTTCCGGCTCCCATGAGTAACCCAAAGTCGTGCTCGTCAACAGACGACCATACAGCCTTGGTGTGCCTGGGGCGCGGGTCGAACTGGTTGCTGGTCCAGAGGAGCTGCGCGGCTTCCTCCATAGCGCCATTGTTAAGAGCCCAGTGCAGAAGAATGTTGAGCAGCTCATACGCTTTGGACTTGGTATCGACGGATTGCTTGGCGACCGACGGCGTGGACTGTGCCACCCA